GCCGGGGCTACAGTATATGCAAATGATGGACTATATGCTGAAAGACTTTGAAGGATGTGAAGCACACCTGATGGGTCAGATCTATAAGTACCTCATGCGATACGGTAAGAAAGATGCTAAACAACAAGAGCTTGGTAAAGTATTCTGGTATACAACCTATCTAATGCTGAATCAAGGCATGGATGCAGATGCACTGAGAAAGACAGTGACTGAAATAGAAGGGATGTTTGAGTGACTAGGACATACGAAGTAAAATGTGAAGGCTGGGTGACTGACATTGTGTTGGTCACTGCAGCTGACAAAGCAGAAGCAACTGAAATGGCTACAAGAGAATTCAAAGCTATGAAAGGTGCTACAGGTATTCGAACACTAAAAATCGAGGAGATTGAAAATGATTAATGAAAAACGTACTATTATTATCCGTGACGCTGAACTGCATTGGGCAAAGCTTAACAAGCCTGTAGAACCTTTCGGTACACTACAGTGGGAACTACAGATGCGTACACGAGATAAAGACACTGCTAAGTCTTGGAAGGACGACTACTACCTAACAACCAAAACAGAAGAAGACGATGAAGGTGTTTTCTATAAGACAAACGTTAAGCGTAAGGCTATTAAGAAAGATGGTGACCCGAACACACCACCAGATGTACTTGACGGCGCTAAAAAGCCTATTGACGGCAACAGTGTAGGTAATGGTAGTGTAGGTAACGTTATGCTATTCCAGTATCCTTACGACATGCAAGGCCGTAAAGGTGTAGCTAGTATTCTCTCTAAAGTACAAGTTACAGACCTTAAAGAGTACACACCAAGTAGCGGTACTGATTTTGATATCATCGAAAGTGAAGAATCGGGTGATGCACAGGTAGACTTTTAATGGGTGATGTCATTGATTTTAATAAGAAAAAGAGAGACATTGAAGTATCTTTAGAGGACACTGAAGCTCAACGGCTACTGGAGATTGCTATTGTCTTTCTGTGGGAGGAGTCGGGAGGCTCTTCCCTTTTCGGAACAATCGATGTTAGTGATTATAACCTATTGCTAATTCAGTTTGCAGATGTATGCTATACTGCAATGGAAGATGAGCTTATCATTGTAGATGAAGATAACAATGTTGGTGTCGCACTAGAATTTAAAAAGACAATGCAGGAGGCTATGGATGACTTTAAGAGAGAGCTTGAGTCAAACGATAATACAACTCACTAAAGCGGCTGATTACTGGTCTGAGCAAACCGTAAGAGGTAAAGCAGGTGGTCACCACTATATTAAGATAGTAAAAACAATAGAAGACTTAAAGACTTACATTACAGAGTCAGAAAGGAATGATCGTGAAGAACTACGTTTATCTAGCGGGTCCGATGGAGGATTGTACGAAGGAACATATGACTGGGTGGAGGAGTTACACAGAGAACAAGCTGAGGCAGATGGAAATCGATTCATTAGATCCGACTCGTAGAGTCTCTTTCCATGATGAGCTTTACCTTGGAGAGCAACACACGCCTGTACAATCTGTATGTCGAAGAATATTTAAGATGGACATGCAAGACATTGCTAATAGCACCGTTGTACTAGCAGATATACGGCGTAATAGCGGTAGAGGTACTGGTACTTCAATGGAACTAATGTTTGCACATATGAAAAATAAAATTATTATCCTATGGGCAGGCAAAGATGACCTCATACACCCGTTCTATGAAAGTATATACACAGAAAAATACTTTGAGTTGGAGGACTGCTTAGATGCAATCACAAACTACTACTAAGAAAGCAATATACATCATGGATAAAACACTTGATGTCCCTAATAATATTATTCAGCTATACGATCAAGCAAGTAAACGTATAAACATTACTTATGTAGAAGCAGACGACAACTATATTACGTTCTACTACAACGAAAGAAAACAAGGAGAATAAAATGAATTTACGTTTTGATACATACACTAAGAGCCTTAACGCTGCAACTGAGACATATCACGACATTATGTCTACGCAAAAATGTGATGACCTTAACTTGCAGTATAACGAGTATAACTCTTGTTATAACCTAATGGGAACTATCAGTAACGATTCAGTTGAATACGTTGCTAAGCTTCTTAATGACGGTAATTGGAATGAAGACTCAAGCGAACTTTAGAAAGGAAACAAGATGCCTTACATAACAGCTGAAGACCGCACAAAGTTTATGTGGATTAAAGATCAATTAGAAGAAATTGGACCTGATATGAGTGCAGGTGACTTACAATACCTTATTGCGCTCACTATTAAGTACATGGATCCATACAACTACCAAACAATGAATGATATTATGGGTGCTTTAGCTGGCGCTCAAATGGAATTCTATAGACGAAAGGTAGCGCCTTATGAAGACACCAAAATCAAAGACAACGGTGATATCTAAACCTATGGGTATACGCTACGGCGTACATGCCCTTATCTGGGTAGATGATTTTCAATCTGAAGCAGAAGCATTTCGTTTTGTCCAAGAAGAATACGCTAATGAAAGTACTTATAAGTACATGATATTACCTATGGACTATGATGAGATACAAGGAGACTTATTTGAATGATACTGAAAACATTATTAAATGTGCTAAGCAAGACAGCCTCGGACGAGTCTGTGAAGTATTTAGGTGGAAATCTCACGGCGAATGCCAACAAAAACTCTGCACAAACCTCGCAGTTAAACACATCTACACCAAAGGAGAGCGTAGTAAAGAAACAATCGAATGGATTAAGAGACACAACAAAGAACTTTATGAACAGATCAAGGACGACTAGGATCTGTGATAAGTGTAACACGACCTATTATGAGGGAGCGTTAGACTTTCTATCAGACGAAAAACGATATTGTCCAGTATGTGACAATGGAAAGGACGATAATGAAACTAGTATTTGACATTGAGACCGATGGCATTGATGCCACTCAAGTCTGGTGTATTGTAGCACAAGATGTAGAAACTAAAAAGATATACAAGTGGAAGCCTGATGATATCGATTCAGGCATTTCATTTCTTATGAATGCAGAAGCATTGATTGGTCACAACATTATTGGCTATGATGCAGCTGTACTCGATAAGCTATATGGTACTAATCTTCTTAATAAGAAACTCTATGACACTTGGATTATGAGTCAAGTGCTTTGCTATAAGCGAAAGCATAAGCATGGTTTAGGTGGATGGGGTGAGCATCTTGGTTACAGTAAGTTTGAATTCAATGACTGGTCACAATTCTCTGAAGAAATGCTGACCTATTGTGTAAGAGACGTAGAGCTAAACACTAAGGTTTACGAAATACTTATGCAAGAATTCAAAGACCAATCAAGAACTAAGCCATTGATTGCTAAAGGTATTCGAGCAGAGCATAATGCTGCAGTGTTCGAAGCTAAGGTACGAATGAATGGCTGGTTGTTCGATGTTGACGCAGCTAACAAGCTGCACGAAACTATGTGTAAAGAAATTGAAGAGATTGAATCTCGAATACATCCACAACTACCTGAGATGACTATTTGGGTAGATAAACAACCTAAGACAGCTAAGTACACAAAGAAAGGTGACTTTACTGCTGTAACTCGCCGACTTCTTACTGAGTATCTTGGACATGAGCCTGAAGTAGATGGGTGGGATCCTAAACAAGAGTTCCAACGTAGCTACAAGACTCAAGTAACGCTTGGTAATATGGAAGAAGTTAAAGAGTATCTTTACACTATAGGATGGAAACCAGATGACTGGAATTACAAGAAAGTGGGCTACGAGTTCCATAAGACTAGCCCAAAACTCACGACGACGTCTCTTGAATTGCTTGGAGACATCGGACGAGACATCGACAGATACTACACAACAAGATCGCGTAGGTCTATACTCGAAGGCTGGCTTAAAGAGATTAAAGGACAGCGGTTACACGGAAGGATGTGGGTTATCGGTACGCCTACGTTCAGAGCAAGACACGAAGTAATTACTAACTTGCCTAGTGTTGAGGCCGCATGGGGTAAAGAGATGCGTAGTCTTTTTATCTGTGAAGACGGATACAAAGTAGTAGGTGCTGACTCAGCTGGTAATCAGATGAGAGCCTTATGCCATTACATTGGTGATGATGACTTCACTAAGGAGGTAACAGATGGAGACATTCATTCTTATAACGCAAGTATTCTTGGGAGTAGCCGTGGTGATGCTAAGCGTTGGCTTTATGCCTATCTATTTGGCGGTGGTGGCAGGAAGCTTGGCACTATTCTCACTGGTAAACCTGATGATAAGGCTGGTAACGCAAGTAAACAAAAGTACCAGTCAGCAATCCCCGGACTAGCCAAAATCAAATCTAAACTTGACCATATCTTTCAACAAACTAAGAATGGATACGGTGATGCATTCATTCCAGGTCTTGATGGTCGAAGAGTTTACGTTGGATCAGCTCACCAATCACTTAACTATCTATTGCAATCAGCTGAAGCTATTACTTGTAAAGCAGCTATTGGTTATGCAATGGAAAAGATTGCTGAAGAAAAGTTAGATGCTTACCCTGTTATCTTCTATCACGATGAGATGGCATGGGTTGCTAAAGAGTCTGATGCAGAAAGAGTTAAAGAGATCTGCATTGAGTCATTTAGAGAAGCACCTAAACAATTTAATGTACAGTGTATGGATGGCGATGGTGTCATTGGTAACTGTTACGCAGACGTTCATTAGAAAGGAAACGTTATGGGTAAAATGAAAGAATTAGTAATGGATATGGAAGAGAAATTCTGGGATGAATGTTCAGATAGAGTAGGTGGATGCGAACGACTAGATGATTTTATATCTGAAATATCAGAGCATAGACATTTATTACCGCTTCATAGTGATAACGAGTTTCTTGAAATAATAACAGAAGCTTGGAACGATTACTGGCAAGAGAAAGGACATGAATAATGTTAGCAATAGTAGACGCTGATAGCTGTATCTATCAAGCTTCTTGGCAACAAAAGTCTGTCAAGGAAGCACTTAATAACTACAAATCCCTACTAGATAAGAACTGGACTAGCCCTGTATGGCCTGATGAAACCGTAGTTTATTGTGGCGGTAAAGATAACTTCAGGTACAAGCTCTGTCCTCAGTACAAGGCTAATCGTAAAGACCCGCCTGAAGACGCTAAATTATTCAGACCACTTATGCAAGCAATTATTGATGAAGGCTTAGCTATACCAGCACATGGTATGGAAGCTGATGATATGGTTCGCATTAAAGCAATTGAGTGTGCTAAAGAAAATATTGAACATGTTATTGTTCATATTGATAAAGACCTTGATTGTATTGCAGGTGATCACTACAATCCTAAACGAGCAGAGTTTTATAAGATTGATGAAGATAAAGCAGACCTAAACTACTGGCTTCAAATGCTTAAAGGTGATCCTACAGATAACCTGCCCGGACTACCTAAGATTGGTCCAAAGAAAGCAGAAAAGATGTTGGCTGGTGTACCAATGAACAGACGTAAGAAGCGTGTGTTGGCTGCATATCGTGCTAAGTATGGCATAGTTGAATGGGAAACCAAGCTATTAGAAACAGCTAATGGTATTCACATATTAAGGAGTCCAGATGACTACTTCAAGATTTAATAACCATGAACGTTGGCATAACGTAGAGGTAATTCGCGTTACGCAGTTCGATAGTAATGATTGGTGTGGAATTATCACTAAAGAACATGGTGAAATCCGCTGTAAGAAGCGTAACAAGACTCGCTTTAAACTAAAGAAAGGATTTAAGGGTCCACTTACTATTTATTTCTTGGGTGGCACAACAGCTACTATTGCTGATGATACTAGTGGTCACCTTGAAGTAACAAGCCATTGGAATGTAATAAATCCTGATGTGTTTAATGAGTCAGACCACGGTTTCTTGTATATAATCACTAACAAAGCTACTAAGCAACGCTATGTAGGTGTTAAAACTTTGTATACTAGCTGGAAAAGATACACTAGCTCTAGTAGTGAGCTTAACGATCTTATTAAAGAGCAAGGGCATGATAACTTTTCTTTTGATATCTTGTTTTCTTGTCCAATGAAAGGAGCATTAAGCTACTTCGAAGCATTTATGATACTCAAAACACACGCATTATGTGGTAATAAATGGTATAATAAATGGGTGCATGAAATAAAGTTTAAGCCTAATATGGAAGGTATGGAGAAGCAATTTGAAATCGCAGAATCGTATTCGTAATCCTTATCATAATGATATTAGGAAACATCAAGTTATTCCTGCAGAAAAAGCAGAAGTAACTGAAGATGATTGGGATGAAGACTTGTTGGATATGTTTAATAACAAGCAACAAAAAGCTGAAAAGCTAATAAAATCAGATAGAGCTAGAAACCGAAGGAAGGAAGCTCGATATGCCAAAGAAAATAGACTATATGGAGAGTAAAGAAGTAGGTAAAACTAGTTGTCCAGCTTGTCCTTCAAGCGATGGCTTTACTATCTACGATGATGGACACGGTTACTGTTTTGTATGTAATCATTATGAAAAAGAAATAGGAAAGGAAGAAGAAATGCCTTTAGATAATAGCAATACTAGCCTTGAGTTATTTGAATCTAATCTTGGTGATAGCAGAGGCGTAGAAGACCGTAGAATAACAAAGACTATTGCCGAACATTATGGTGTTCGAGTTAATTATGATAGTAATCGAAACATTATTGCTTATAACTATCCTTACTATAAAGAAGAAGCACTAGTAGCTTACAAAACACGTACACTACCTAAACAATTTAAAACAGTAGGAGACTTTAAAGATGTTTGGCCTTTCGGTGTTCACGCTTTTCATGCAGGAGGAAAAAGACTTGTCATTACGGAGGGCGAGTTCGATGCGATGGCGGTCGCGCAAGCGTCTCTTGATCACTATAACAAAGTATATCCTGTTATTTCAGTGGCAAGCGCTTCAAACCTTAAAAGCCTTCTTCACGCTCGGACATGGATTAGATCATTTCAAGAAGTAGTATTGTTCTTTGATAATGATACTGCAGGAAAAAAAGCTATTAAAGAAGCCGCTAATATTATTGGCATTGATAAGGTAAAGATAGCTTCATTAGGCAATGTAGCTAAAGATCCTTGTGAGCTATACGTAGCTGCAGGCACTAAAGGTGTCATGCAAGCAGTATGGGATGCACAACCCTATAGCCCTGCTGGTATTGTAGTAGGTCATGAGCCTGTGTGGGAGCAATACTTAGCAAGACAAGCTACTGAGTCTGTTAGCTATCCTGCATGTTTACAAGGCATTAGTGATAAAACAAACGGTATGCGTTTCGGTGAGATAACACTTTTTACTTCAGGTACAGGTAGCGGTAAGTCTACTGTCATTAAAGAAATTGTACTTGACTTGTTAGATAAAACTGACTATAAAATAGGTATGATTTCGCTTGAAGAAAGTATCGGTGATACTGCTGAAAAGTTTATTCAAATGAAACTACAGCGTAACCTACAAGAGTATGATGTACCTCTTGAGGAACAGGAGGAAGCTAGTCGTGCTGTATTTGGTAGTGAAAACCTTGTGTTACTCGATCATCAAGGCTCTGTTGGCGATGAATCGCTTATTGATAAGATTGAGTATATGGCTCTTATGGGATGTAAATATCTTATCCTCGACCACATTACCATTGCTGTATCTGAAGGCGCTGAAGGATATACTGGTAACGAAGCCATTGATAAAGTCATGTCTGATCTTCTCAAGCTTACTAAGAAGCATAACATCTGGTTGGGTGTTATTAGTCATCTTAGGAAAGTGCAAGGTGGAGGCGCAACATTTGAGCAGGGCAAGCTCCCTACTATGGATGATATCAAAGGATCAGGCAGTATTAAACAAATCTCTTTCGATATTATTGGGTTTGCCAGAGACATGGCGAATGAGGATGATACCAAACGAAACACTATCAACTTTGTGGTACTTAAGAGCCGATTTACAGGTAAGACTGGTCCAGCGAAAAGCGCTAGATATAACCACGATACTACCCGTCTAACATATCACGATGAAACAATGATTGACTTTGAGGTAATGTCATGAGCGAAACAGCTTTATATCATCAAATAGGTTTACTTCAGCAAGAGCTTAGCCATGTTAAGCAATTACTTGAAGAAGCCTCTAAAGAACGCAATAAGTTTCGCAGTCAAGCATTAATGAGAGCAAATAAAATTGAAGGACTTCAAAATGAATTACAAGAAATCTATCAGAAGAAAAGCGATTAAGATTCAAAACACAGATTCAAAAGGAGGAAGAAAGATCAGACCAATGTCTGAGGCTATGTCTTCCGTGGAGAACTCTAATGACACAAAAAGAAGCTAGATATGACGACCTCTATATGGATATTGCTAAAAGAGTATCTGAAATGTCATACGACCAAGATACGCAAGTCGGCGCAGTCATTGTTAAAAATGGAAACATTATTTCAATGGGTTGGAATGGAACTCCAGCGGGTTTTTCTAATGAGTGCAAGCATCCTATTTCTGGGGTTACTTTACCTTACGTCATTCATGCTGAGGCTAATGCTATCTGTAAGCTATCTCGTGATGGAGGCAACGGATTGGATTCCACACTCTACACTACGGTCGCGCCTTGTATGGAGTGTACTAAACTTATACTGCAATCTGGCATCAGAGAAGTTGTCATTAATCAAGCAGACGAACGATACATGGACTCTTATAAAATTCTTAATGAGAAAGGCATGATTAGACAATGCAAATCTATTACCAACAAATAAAAGAATTACCTAACTATGTTGCATGGATTCAATGTGAAAGAGAAAACATTGATGAGATAAGGGAAATGTTTCCTAAAGATGAGTATGAAATACTTGTTGCGGTTAAAGCTAATTATGATCCTCTAACTTGCAGTACAAGTGTACTATATGATCCACCTGCTCCTACTTGGGGCATAGATGTTTGGAAAAGAGAAATAGATGGAAGATGTGAAGGACTATCTCCTAACTAAAATTCGTGGGGATGACTTAGGAGTCAAACCTAGACGTAACTTACAACTAATGCGTATGATTGACACTGATGGTGTTGACATGCTTGACTTCTTAATTGAAGATATGGTAACCTTTGCTCGAAAAACATTACAACGCTGTTTTAAGCGTAGTAAAACTGAAGGTGAAACGCCTATTACACAGGCTTCAATGGCAATTGGTAAGTATATTGTTGAAGGCTGGGACAGTAATAACGTTAACTTTCGAGACCATGTTAGAGTTGGTGACTTAGTTATTGAAGGCTTTGTTATGTGTGAATACTTAACTATCTCAGTAGGTCACATGAAAAGCCGCAAGCCAGTAACTATTCATGCTACCTCTAAATGGGGTGAGATGGAAGCAGTTGCTGGCAAAACTATTTGTATGTCTGCGGATGTGATACCTCCTATAACTACTCTTATTCAAGGCAATGACAAGAGTGTTATTAAAACATGGGATAAGGCTAAAGAAAAGAAGTTCTCTCAATATCTCAACGCACCGTTTGTTAAGGCTATAGACAAGCTACAAGCAACTCGTTGGCTAGTAAATCCTGATGTACACGCTGCTATCATGCAGCAGTGGGATTCTTTTATTAAAGTAGAAGAATTTACTGGTGAAGATGAAAAAGAAAATGATAAGCTATATCAACGACAAGCCTCTAAGAATCGAGAAATAAAAGAAGTAATGGCTATCGCAGCGAAGTGGCTGCACAAAGAATTTAGCTTTTACCTTGATGCAGATTATAGGGGCAGACTCTATTACTCTGAACCATTCTTTAACTTCCAAGGCTCTGATGTAGCACGAGGACAGCTACTGTTTGCTAGAGCAAAGCTATTTGATAGCAACGCTAGCTTTTGGTTAGGCGTTCATACTGCTTGTTCTTATAATCAGTCTTATGGTATCGATGAGATACCTGACTGGGTTACTACTGACTACCGTAGTGTGCTTGAGCAAGAAGAACTTGACACTATCTCAGTAGATAAAATGACTCTCGAAGATAGAGCTATGTGGACACAACAAAACATAAACAGTATTGTTGAGTTCGGTGAGCGTAAAGTATTTATGCACGAAGCAGAAAAGCCTATTTCATTTCTTGCTTGTTGTATTGAATGGTATAAGTACTCTCAGACTGAGGGTGACTACTACACTCGTTTACCTATCCCTATTGATGGTGCTAATAACGGCTGGCAACACTTAGGTGCTATGTCTAAAGACACTAACACTGGGCAACTGGTTGGTCTTGTGCCTACTGAAGTACAAAACGACTTCTATGTACAAGTAGCTAAGCGACTTACTCAGCGTATGCCTGAGTGGTTTGAAGAGCGTCAGATGCCTATGAAACATATCCGTAAGGGTATTGCTAAACGTGGTGCTATGACTCGTGCTTATAGCTGTGGACAAAAGAAAATGTCTGAGTCTATGTACAGTGACTGCTATCAATTTGGCTTCACTGAAGAATACAACATAAGCACTTGGGATTGCGATGAGCTTAGCAGTCAGGTTATCCGGGCTATCCAAGAGGTATGCCCTGGACCGCTTGATACTATGAGATACCTACAGCGCCTTGCAGATCAAGAGATCACAAACTGGGCCAAAGACTATGGTACAGACAGAGGTAAGGGAATTGAATGGGTGACCCCATCAGGCTTCCCTGTGGTATACGAGTGCTATCGTACTAGGCCCGTTAAAGTAGACTGTTACGGGTTTGCTACCCCAACTGGAGAGATACGATTTAAGCATGTCATCAGAGAGAAAACAGATATCCCTGATAGGCGAGGCTTTATGTGTGGTATCAGTCCTAACTTTGTTCACAGTATGGATGCTAGTCATATGGCACTTACTGTAGCTGATTGGGATGGTGACTTCGGTGCTGTGCATGACTCATTTAGTACTCATGCAAGTAGAGTAGAGTCTCTTATGTTATCTACTAGAGCAAAGTTTGTGTCAATGTATGATAAAGAAAACTTTTACGATAGTATTCCTTTCGGAAAAGGCTATCAAGGTATTGTGCCTACAATCGGTACACTTAATATTGAGAGTGTAAAAGACTCTGATTACTTCTTCTGTTAAAAATAAAATAACCCCACAAGGTTTCCATATAGGATTCCCTGTGGGGTATTTTTATTTTTTAAGCAATGCCTCTATTTCGCGGCGAGCAACAGCGCGTTCTCTACCTGCTTTCATTTTAGCATTGTTTTCTTTTTCTCCAGCATCTATTAAACTTTTAACATTATCAGAGTATGCACGCTCAAGAATAGCTTCGTTTAACTCTGGTGTATAAGCAAGATTAGCATTTAGATTAAATTGTTTTATAAATTCCATATCATCAAAATCTAATCCTTTAAGAGATAGTATATTAAAATTCTTTTTCATTTTATCTCTCCTAGTTAAAGCCCATATAAGTTGGCGAAATTAATTTAGCAGCTTTTTCATTATCAGTTATAACTTCAGATTGAGCAGCCCTCAATCGGCTTGCTAACTGAAAATAATTTGTAATTAACTGAACAGTTTTTTGAAGTGCTTCGCCAGTCATAACTGCGCCTTCTGGTTTCCAGCCTAGCCTTTTAATTTCAGTTAGCTTAGCACGCAAAGCTTTTGTACCTTCACGACCAGATAAACCGCCTAATCCTTCTAATCCTTCTGGAAAGGTATTTTTATTTTCATCTGAAATTTTAGCATTAAGCTCTTGCAATTGACCATGTAATCCACGATAAGCTAAGCTCCTGTCTGAAACTTCATAAGTGTCTTTTGGATTAATTGATTGTTTCCATTCTTTAACACCAAGCGAAAGTTCTTCACTAATCATTTTCCAAATAGGGTATTGACGATTTCCAGGCATAGTTAACTCTTTAGCTACTTTATTGTAGAGTTGATGTGATGCTCTTACAGAATTAATATCGGAGATAATAGAATCATGGATATCAAGCATGAATAAAGGCGGCAGTCCTTTTTCTTTGCGTCCTTTGTTAGCAAGATTAATTGTATTAACCATAATAGCTGCATCTAAAGCCTGAATAATAACAACTGGAAGTTGATTAATAACTTGCTGCCCATATTTAGTTTCTTGTCCTGGTTTAAACTTAAAAGTTTCTTCATCAAAAGTTAATGGTACTTTTTCTGTTTTACCAGTACTAGTAGGAACAATTGCAGTTACATCACGCTGAATTTGACCTCGTGGTGTTGGCAAATTAATTTGTTGACCAGTTGGTATTGCTTCTTTACCACCTAAATAAATCATTTTACCAGTAGCACTTCTTACTCTAGCATTTTGATTACCAAGAATAGCCCACACTGCGCCTAAATCTTTTAACAATTTTTGTTGTTGAAAAGACAAAGTGCGATTAAGATTAACAGCAATCAATCTATTTAAATCAAGTACTGCCTGATTTTGATTGTATCCCGGCAAAACATTACTAGAATATTTAATTCTTTCTTGAATAAAATCACCGAATTCACCATTGATAAACTTAATTGCTGTATCTTGCATAAAACCAATAAATTTACCGTATGATGATTCCATCAACGGCGCTCTCGAAAGTGCTTTAGCTACAGCTTTACTATTCCCTTGCATTGCTAAATTGTTTATAATATCAGTCCAAAAACCTTGCTTAGCTAAATCATCTGTAAACGCAATTTTAATAGAGCTATCTAAATTTTCCATAAACAAATCACGAATATCTCCTTCAGGAATAATATTCTTTTCATTTGAAAAAATAGCGCCTACTCGTTTTAAAATATCTACATTTCCAAACAATGCAGCTTGAATTGCCATGCCACTTTGTTTAGTGTCATGCTTAATAAGAACACGAGGTCTCCAAATAGAGCTAGCAGTTTTTACAGGAGCAGAAACAACAGATAAGGTATTCATCTCGTTATTAAGCTCTGACTCTAACTGTTGAACCATATCTTGATCTTCATTAATACGTGCATCTTCTAATTGCTGCATTAATTGTTTAGCGCGAGGCGATACTCTTTTCCCTTCTGCATTAATCGGGCTTGATACAATTGTCCTAGCAGCTGGTCTGGTTTGAACAGTTACAGTAGAGTCAGGTGTCATTTGATATTTTAATACACTATTTGCATCATCATAGTTTGCCATATCAATATATGCTTGTAATAGAATACCCCATTCTTCAGGGTCATTAGTTGCATTTGCTAAATCAGTATCAATACCTTCTAACTGTTCATTAATGTTTAATGAAGGATTATTTTTAAGGTCTCTTACTTTGCGGCCTATATTAACAATTCGAGAATAATTTTCTGGATCATTAAATATTTTTTCTTTTGCAAGTTTAGTTGTTTCGTTCCAACCAATATCTTCTATACGCCGACCACCTGTATCTTTAGATGAAAGCAAAGCACGACCAATTGCATATTCTGCTTGTTCTCTAATTGTTTTATTGTTTGTTTTACCAAGATCAATAAACACAGGCACTGCAGACTCTAAAAAGTTTCTTACATATTTACTTTGTTGAGGGCTAAGACGGCTATTTCTATCATGAATACGTCCTGTAATAGAAGCATACATCTTGCGAAGATAAAATATTTTATCTGAAAATTCAGAGCCATAGTGAGTATCCATTGCTAGCTTACGTGCTTGCATTGCCATAATCATATTTGCTTGTTCTTCAGCATCAATTTCAGTCATACCTAAACGCATTTTTGCTGCTGATTTGTAAGCATCCCATTTAGCTTTATGCATACCTACGCGCTCTGCATAAGGATTAGTAGAATAAAAATGTTTAGGATCTTTATCTGTTAATGGTTGTTTGCGATTAAGAATAATTCGACCATTAGCAAGTACTTGATAACGAATAATAGAGTTTACAAATCGTTGTCCAATTGAAAACATATCGTTATTAATACGAATAGGTGATCGACCTTGGTTATCCATGAATTGTCGTTCTTGGTCATCACCAACTGCTCTCATGCTTTTAATAGATACATTGCCTTCTTTTTTAAAACCTAAGTCTCGTTCTGCACCAAAAGTAAGGCCATCAATTGCAGCAAACAAAGAGGGTAACGAATTAGTTTCAGGAATAACATCATTCATTACATCACGAGCATCAAAATAATAATCAACTGCTTCTTGAGACATTTGATACATTGTTTTGTCGCCATGAGTAATTTTTTCTACAAATCCTGCTTCATCGAATACTTGCCAGTATAATGCATCAAGGCCTTGCAATACGCTAGCAGGGACTTGTGTACTTGCACCACCAAAGCTTGTTCTAATTCCATCAACAACATCAGGAGTTGGTAATGCTTTATCAATAACTCCACGGGAAATATTAAGTCTTTCGTATTCTGGATTTAACAAATCACCAACATGCGGCTTTGAAATAGGTTCGCCAGAAGCTATCTCATCAAATATATCAATATCATCAGTGTTGTCATCATATTTGTAAGACTCTTGCGGATTTTTTTCTTGAGCAATCATCTTATCTTTTTTATTTAATTCTTCTTCTGTATTTTGCAACCACTGAAAGCTAAGAATATTTCCTTGTTTAGGTGTCATCTTACCATCAGGAGTAATCAGCCCTGCATTAAGCATTGCATTTTTAATTTCAATTGATTGTGGTTCAGGTGAGGCTAATACGTTTGCAAAAGTAAGTTCTGCAGCAACATTAAGTCGGTTGCCTACTGAAACCATTTTATCATATG